AAATACCTCATTCATGCAATTTTTTAAACGACTATTCAAGAAAAAAGAAAAGACCAGGGATGTTCTTAAGCGCGAGCAATACGAAAGAATCGGCCGCATTGTTGCACATGGAGCCATGACCGACCGCAATTTTAACCGCGCTATTTCTCGCTTACCTTTGTACCCGAAACTCTTAGAAGTGCTCAATGTACACCCTAAGCAAAAGAAAGCAAGATTATTTGTGAGGATGTTCAGTTTGCTCAAAAAGCGTTAAATTTACGTTCGTTCATAGTTTGCAATTAGGGTGGCTTAGGCCGCCCTTTTTTAAACCCTAAAGACATGGAAGAAAAACCGAAAAGAACAAGAAAGCCAAAAGCACCAGCAACTACTAAAACACCTCCAAAAAAGCCAGGTCGTGTTGCTGTTAAGAATACGCCAGAAAACTTTTTTAAGGTTTTGCAACTTATTGAGTTTGAAGGAATTAGCGCAAGAAAAGCTATGCAAAGGCTTGGGGTTGATAGTAAATCCTTTGATAAATGGCTAGATTCTAACGAAATGAATGCCAAGCAATACGCGCGTGCGTGCTCTAAACGTGCGGATTTGATATTTGAGGAGATGAAAGAAATAGCCGACAAACAAGATAAAGACGTGTATTTTGATGCTGAGGGTAACGAGCGAATAGACCACAATGTCATTCACCGAAATAAGCTCCAGATTGATACGCGCAAATGGATGCTTTCCAAAATGATGCCCAAGAAATACGGAGACCGCTTAGACCTCACCACAAACAATGAGTCATTGAACAAGCCAGAGCAGGCACCAATTGACCCCGAACGCATTAACAAACTTATTGATGGCCTCGATAAGCTATGATGAACTCAAACCCGTTTTAAGGATAGCTGCACAACAAAACTTTGTTGCGTTCTGTTATTACTATGACTTCGCCTTTTTCAAATCAAGGCCATACCTTAAAGAAATTGCCCAGGCGTTTCAGGATATTGACGATCGCAAAATAAGAACGCTTGCCGTTTCATTGCCGCCGCGAGCTGGCAAGTCTTATATCACCTCTTTGTTTTGCGCTTGGACACTTGGAAAGCATCCAACAGAAAGCGTAATGAGAAACACCTGTACTGCAACGCTTGCGGAAAAACTCAGTTACGATGCACGCGACATTGTGCGCTCTGAGAAGTTTATCGAGGTATTCCCTAATGTTAGGCTATCTGATGACAAGAAAAGTGTTGACGCTTGGAATACAAACCAAAGCCGCCAAGTTGGGTATTTTGGCCGAGGTGTAGGGGGAACCGTTATCGGGTTCGGAGCTAGCAAGCTAGCCATTACCGATGACCTTTTTAAATCCATGGAGGATGCAATGAGCGAAACCGTACGGGAAAAAACGCACTCATGGAAAGAGGCTACGCATGATTCACGTAAAGAAAGCGGCTGCGCTGAAATTGACATTGGTACCCGTTGGACACGCGATGACGTAATCGGTAAAAATACAGAGCTTGGTTATTACGAAAGGCAAATCGTTGTGCCTGCACTGATTGAAAAAGACGGGCAACTCGTGTCATTTTGTGAAAACGTAATGACAACTGAAGAGTACCTGCGCAAAAAAGCTAAGACACGTGAAGAGATTTGGAGCGCTGAGTATATGCAGCAACCTATTGATATCAAAGGTAGGTTATTCGAGCACTTGCGCACGTTTAAAGACATTGAGGCCGTTTATAAGCACTCACAAGGCACGTTTGCCTATATCGACGTTGCCGATGAAGGAGCCGACTTCTTATGCATGGTATTGGGGCACGTTGTGAACAAAGATTTGTTTATTACCGATGTAGTTTTTACAAAGGCAAATACAGATGTCTCAATCCCTTTATGTGCGGAGCTACTCAATAAATTCAAGGTGCCTTATTGCCGAGTAGAAACCAACGGAATGGGGGCAATATTTGTCAAGATGCTACGCAAGCACACCAAGAGCACTATTTTACCGGTAATAAACAACCAGAACAAAGAAACCCGAATTTTGATGAATAGTAGTTACGTACTGCGAAAGTTTAGGTTTAGAGCTGAGTCAATTGGCGAATATGCTCAGTACGTTCAGCAACTTAAAAGTTATCAGAAAGAGGGTAAGAATAAGAATGACGATGCACCCGACGCAACAACAGGGCTTGCATTAATGGTCCAAACGTTCTTACCTGCTTTAGATGCCGAGTAACTTGCGCATTTCATCCTGAGAAAGCGGTGTAAGCTCATTGATTTTTGACACGGCTTCAGCACGTTTGGCCATTGCTTCGGCTGTATATTTCTCATCTGCTTTCAATACAGAGATGTGTGAGAAATCAGGAACCAAATAAAGCCCTTCACGATCAAGGCCAAGTTGCTTTGTGAACTCGTCGTAAATAATCTCTGTATCTGGAATAATAGTAGAGTTGTATGCCTGGCGTTCGCCCATCTCCACGTTTGAGAATGTCGAACCTTTGCCGCCTTCACCTTGCCCGAACATGTGTTGGTTTAGGCCGTACTCGTCAATGATAGCCAATTTATCGGCAGTCATTTCCTCAAACAGCATCAAGTCTTTTGTTGGGAACGTCATTGGGTTAAACTTGATTGGCTTGTCCGTTATGATTATTTCGCCGTCATGACGCTTTTTCATATCGTTACGCATCTGCTTAATGTCATCCGGTTGCAATGGAACTGATGAAATACCATCGCCGTTATCACTTGACAAGATACCCAAGCTAAAAAGGTTTGCAAGTAGTACGTTTCTTTTCTCGTACTGCTTTTTAAGGTTACTCAAAGGGTACTTAAGCGTGTCAATTTTTGACTTCGTATTGAAAAGATTGATACCATCGGGTTCAGTCAAATAAACAACTTCTTCTGGCGTGAAGTCTCGATAGCTATCAATTACACTTGTGGGGATTTGGAATTTCTCAATAAAACTCCCTAGCTCGGCACTGATGAGGTTTTTACCGGTTGGAACTATCTTGACATTATTAAACGCCAACGGCAATAGTTGCAAAGCTCCAAAACTACCTTTAGGGGCATAAATCAAAGCATTGTTTGTAACGCATTTATTTACCGCGATCATGTACATCATGGTTCCCCATGACTGCATCGCACTCGGGCGGTCAATTAGTTTAAATATGTTATTTCCGTTTGGATCAATGCGTTCGCCTTTGTCATTTACAATGATAGGATTTGCTGAGGCCACCATTTTAGCATATCGATTAACTACTGCATGGAGCTCGGGAATTTCGTAATACAAAGCGAATTTATCAGTAGTCGAAACCCACACTGGAGAAACAACGCCAATCTGTTGAGTTGTATAATAGTTAGGGTTAGACCATCCAAGCAAACCGCGCAACCTCGTCATTAAATCCATCGAAAAAAGTTTATTTGCAACAAATTTATAATAATTTTGAGCCGTAACCCGTAGGTATGGATAAATTGACTACCAAAGAATTAGAAGCTATTAAGGCGGTTAAGACCAAACAAATGGCCGAAAACGAAACTGTAAAGAAATGACTAGAGAGCAGGAAATTAAGCACGTACTAGCCAACAAAGAGCTATTGCAAGCCAAGAAACAAGCCGCAATTAAACACGGCGATGTTGTATTTGGTAGCTATGGAGAGGTAAACCAAAAGACCGCGATCATGAAAGATGACGGCATGGATGAAACCATGATAGGTAAACTCAAACTTTCATTGTGTATCAATACAACCAATGTGATTGACTCACACATGGATTGCCATATTCCGGGTCTTTGGAAAAAGTCTTTACAGGAAACCAAAGTATTGCACTTGCTACAAGAACATGAAATGGAGTTCGAGTACGTTATCGCCGACACGGTTAACAACGATTTCACAGCAAGCACTAAGCGCATTGCATGGAATAAACTCGGAGCTAGCTATGAGGGCAGTACAGAGGCATTGATGTTTGATGTCGTTATCGATAGCAAGCGCAATGAGTTCATGTTTGGCCAATATAAAAACGGCTATGTACTTAACCACTCAGTGGGCATGCGTTACGTTAAACTATTCCTTTGTGTAGATACAAATGAACCGAGCTACGCAAGCGAAAAGGCGAACTGGGATAAATACTATCCACAGGTCATGAACAAAGAGGTAGCCGATACACGAGGCTATTTTTGGGCAGTAACCGAGGCAAAAGTAATCGAGGGCAGCGCAGTAGTTAAAGGAAGCAACACAATTACGCCTGTTGTTTCAATTACTGAGTATTCTGATAAACAATATTGCGACTCATGCAGTAACGAAACTGAATCCGTTAATCTAGATAGCGGTTCAAGTATCTGCAAAGGCTGCGGAGCGCAAAGAAAAGAAGCCGCCGACGCTGGCACTTCTGATAAAAACGAGCCGTCTAATGACACTCAAAAGGGAGATGTTCCTACCTTGGATTGGAGCAAAGTAATTAGTAACTTCTAAAACCTGTACAAATGACAACAGAAGAAGTAATTAAGGCCTTAGAGGATAAATTAGAATCCAAAGGCTTTGCAAGCAAATCAGATGTTGAGGCTATCAAAGCATCCATCGAAGAATTAAAAAGCGCGAATGATGTCACCGCGATTAAAGAGGCAATCAGTGCAATCGAGACAAAAATTGCTGCTCTTAACGAGCCTGCACAAACCGATAAGACTTTCAAGTCTTTTGGCGAAGCGTTAAACGCTGCTCTTGATGCAAACAAAGATGCAATCATTGAAAGTATCGACAAGCGCGGTGCATCAGTGAACATGGTCATCAAAGACGTTGTTACCGTTGGTGAAAACAACACTTTGTTTGGCGGTGCTTCAGCATCACACTACTTACTAACTGCGTTCACTGGAGTTATCTCTAAAGTACGTAGCCGTGTAAGCCGTTACCTTGGTTTGGTTTCTGTTGGTACTATCAACAACCGCGTTGCAATGTGGGTTGAAGAGTACGACGAGCAAGGAACGCCAATCTTCATCGCTGAAGGAGCTACAAAAACGCCTGTTTCTGTACTCTACAAAGAGAAAGAAGCTAAGGTTCAGAAAATCGCTGTAACTACTAAGGTAACTATGGAGATGCTTCGCGACTTGCCACAGCTTGCTTCTTACATTCAGTCAAACTTGCTTCGTCGTATCGAGGTTGCAACGATCACTGAATTGTTTGCAGGTAACGGTACAATGTTAAACGGCCTTTTCGCTTACGCAACTGCGTTTACTGGTGGCGGTTTAACTACTGCAACACCTGCATATGCCGACGTGTTCCGCGCATTGGCTTTGCAAGTTGAGTTGGCTTTCGGTACTGCTTCTGCTGTATTCGTAAACCCTGAAATCTTGGCTGCAATGGATGTTGAGAAATCAGTTGACGGAATCTATCTATTACCTCCATTCAAATCTGCTGATGGCCGTGAGGTTGCAGGTATGGAGTTGATTCCTGACGTTGCTTTGGTTGGTGCTGCTTACGATTTCGTTGGTGGTGACCTTTCAGTTGTTAACGTTCGTTTCCGTGAAGGTTTAACAATTGAGATTGGTGAAGACGGCAACGACTTCTCTAAAAACTTGAAAACTATCCGTGCAGAACAGCATTTAGTGCAGTTCGTTTCTGCTAACGATACTCAAGTATTGGTTAAGGGTGTAATGGCTGACGCAATCACTGCGATCACTGCATAACCTATAAACTACCCACATTGCCCCGGCATTAACCTTAGCGGTTTGTCGGGGTTTGTGGCATATAAAAACCAACTATCATGAAAATCAAGTTAACAGAAAAGTTCAGCATTAAGAGAAAAGGGGACGTTATCGACGTAAGCGAAGTGACGGCCGAAATGCTTATCGCTGAGGGAAAAGCTGAGGCAACTAAGTCTAAAGCTGAAAAAGGTGGTAAAGGCAAAGACGCTGAGAAACAAGCAGACGAAGCCCCAAAAGCCGACGAGCCAAAAGATGAGCCGAAAACTGACGCTGAAAACATTGTAATCGAGTAACACATGCCAGCAATAACACAATTCTTAACACCTCAGGACTTTATTCTCAAATACAAGTTATCTATCGCTTTTAACGATGGA